AGAGGCTCAGTCTTTGTGCAATGGAAAGGCTCAACCTGGGGACACTTCTTTTCCTGGGAGCGGCAAGGTGAAACCGTGCTTTTTATTGACCCGCAATGTGGCGGGATTGACGTGGCTGAGTATTTCAAGAGAGTAAAGCCGGAAAGCATTATCCATATGAGATGGGATAATCTTGAGCCGTCTGATGCAATCAAGAACGCTTGCATAAACAAGGGGTGAAAACATGGACGCCAAAAAAGCCTATGCCGTTATCAAGCAGAGAAACAGCGGAAAAAAGTGCATAGAGTGTAAAGACTACGGGGACTTTTTTGGCTTTGTCTTTGTCCCCCAAGACCTGCCGGATGGTGAGGCGTTTGGCGGGGCGTGTGACACGGTAGACAAAAAGACCGGCGCAATTTCTACATTTAGCCCATTTATGAATTTTGCTTTGTTTGACAGAGCAAAAACGGTGGACTTGTCCGCCTTGATATGAGTGCATAGGCCTCTAATTTGAATAACCCACCTGTTGATTAAAGCATCGTGCTGAAAATGCACGGTGCTTTTTTCATACCCATCACCGCCCGGCCCGGCGGACTATAAAAAGGGCCCTGCAATACCGGGACTGGCCGGACTAAAAAGGACAGCAGAACAAACTAAGGAGGTAAAAAAAATCATGCTTGAATGGCTCAAGACTATCCTGGGGGATGCGTACACCCACGAAATTGACACAGCCGTGTCTCAGGAGATCGGCAAGGGCTTTGTCTCCCGCACCGACTTCAACGCCACCAGCGGAAAGCTCAAGGAGGCTGAGGCCAAGGTGGGCACGCTGGAGGAGCAGGTCAAGACCCACGCCACCCAGCTTTCCGAGCTGAAGAAGTCCGCCGGTGACACGGAGGCCCTGACCAAGAAGATCACGGAGATGGAGGAACAGGCCAAGACCGACAAGGCCAACTATGAGAAAGAGCTGGCCAAGGTCAAGCTGATGGCCGCCGTGGATGCGGAGCTCACCGCCGCCGGGGCCAAGAACAACACCGCCGTCAAGGCTGTGCTGGAGGACTTCCTCAAGGATGCCAAGATCGTGGACGGCAAGGTCACCGCCAAAGTCTCCGGGGAGAGCGTCACCCTGGCCGCACGCATTGAGGCGCTGAAAAAGGACACCTCCACGGACTTCCTCTTTGGCTCCGTGACCAGTGAGGGCTGGAAACCCGGAGAGGGCGGCGATGGTGGCGGAAAGCCCGGCGGGGGCAAAAAGCCCTCTGAGATGTCCTATGCGGAACTGGCTGAGTACCTGGCCGCCAACCCGGACGCCAAGCTGGACTGAGAGGTGCAAGATGAGTAAAAACATTGTCAAGCCCCGCACCGTTTCCTTTGAGGAGGCCCTGCGCAACCTGGCCAGCCGTTTGACTGGCCGCCCTGCCGCTGATCTGCCCCGCACCCAGGAGGCTATTGTGCAATACATGGCCGAAAACGTCACCGTCCCCTCCGCTGGGGGCGTCAACGTGGACGCTCTGGGTGAGGCGGTGACCCAGGAGGTTATGGCCCGCATCAAGCTGGATGAGCTGGCGGAGGCCGTCACCAAGGAGGTCATGGCCCGCATTGACGTGGAGGAGCTGGGTGAGGCTGTCACCAGAGAGGTCACGGCCTGTCTGGTGGAAAGCAACGGAGCCAATCCGGCGGCTACAGAGCCCGCTGAGGGGCCCCAGGACGGCGCTGAGGCGGCTGGGGGTACATCTACCCCTCCCGCTGCTGAACCGCCCCAGGAGCCCGCCCAGACGGCCACGGAGGCCCCCAAGGGAAAGACCACCCGCAAGACTACTAAGAAGTAACAGAAAGGAAGATGCATTATGCCTAACGAGAAATTTGACGCAAAGAGCTTTAATCCCCAGGCTTTCAAGTATCGGGCGGACCGCATCCCCCGCACCCGCCTCAATGAGATGCGCAAGAGCCGTGTGCTCACCGGCAACCCGGACATCCGTGCCGTGTTCACCACCCAGGACGGCACCGGCTACGCCCGCATTGCTATGCGGGGGCTGCTGGACGGCGATGCCGTGAACTATGACGGCAAAACCGACATCACCGCCACCTCCACCAAGACCTTTGAGCAGGGCGTTGTGGTGGTGGGCCGTGCCAAGGCGTGGGTGGAGAAAGACTTTTCCCACGACATCACCGGCGGCATTGACTTCATGGACAACGTGGCCAAGCAGGTGGCGGATTACTGGCAGGACATTGACCAGGACACCCTCCTGGCCATCCTCCGGGGCGTGTTCGCCATGACCAGCACCAAGGGCGCTGAGTTTGTGAAGAAACACACCTTTGATGTGGACGGCCCCATGGAGGCCACCACCCTCAACAGCGCCACCGCTCAGGCCTGCGGTGACCGCAAGAAAAAGTTTTCCATGATCTTCATGCACTCCGTTGTGTCCACCAACCTGGAAAACCTCAACCTGCTCACCGCCCTCAAGTACACCGACAAGGACGGCGTGACCCGTGACCTAACCCTCTACACCTGGAACGGCAAGCTGGTGGTGGTGGATGATGGGATGCCCACGGAGGCTGGTGAGGACGGCACTGTCTATGACAGCTATGTGCTGGGTGAGGGTGCCATCGACTTTGAGGACATCGGTGCCAAGGTGCCCTATGAGATGGCCCGTGACCCCAAGACCAACGGCGGCCAGGACACCCTCTACACCCGCCAGCGCAAGGTGTTCTCTCCCAAGGGCATCTCCTATGAGAAAAAGGTCCAGGCCAGCCTCTCCCCCACGGATGCGGAGCTGGCCAACGGTGCAAACTGGGACCTGGTACACTCCGGGGAGGCTGAGGAGGCGGAGCGCTCCTATATCGCTGATAAGGTCATCGCCATCGCCCGCATCCGTTCCAAGGGCTAAGGGTGGCCACCGTGAACGTGTATGAGGCAGCGGTGGCCCGGCTGGCCATGCTGGGCTACACCGCCACGGATGAGGACAAGCCCGGCCTGTAGTACATGATCGCCAAGTGTGAGGCGGAGCTGCTGGCAGACATCAATCACAAGACGCTGCCGTACGGCCTCCGCTACACACTGGTGGACATGGTGGCGGGCTCATTCCTGCAAGATAAACTGGCCGCTGGTGCCCTTGAAATTGACGGCCTTGACTTTTCCAGCTCTGCCAAGAGCATCACGGAGGGGGACGTGTCCATCACGTTTTCCAGCGCAAGTGACGGCACCGCAAGCCCGGAGGCCCGCTTTTTGGCCACACTGAACAGCATGACCCACCACCCGGAGAAAATCCTGGGGGCGTTTAGGAGGTTGAGATGGTGAAGAACCTGACCGCCTACAAAAAGGCCGTGCAAAGCCTGTGGGACGGCAAGGCCGCCATCACCGTGCGGGAGGGTGTGCTCAACGAGGCCAATGGCCGCACGGAGCAGGTGGAACGTGTCACCGCCTCAGACCTCCCCTGTCGCATCTCTTACACAACCGTAAAGACCACGGAGCCCTCTGAGGAGGCCGCTGTGGTGGCCCAAGCGGTGACGCTCCTCATTGACCCCTCCGTGGACATCCCGGAGGGGTCAAAAATTACGGTGACCCAGAAAGGCGTCACCCGTGACTATGAGCGGAGCGGCACCCCGGCGGTCTATTCCGTCCACCAAGAGGTGCCCCTGGAATTGTGGGAGGGGTGGGCCTGATGGCCAGATGGGGCAACTGCGATTATAGGCAGCTCCAAAAGCTCCGGGAAAACCTGGACCGGCTCCAAAGCGCTGACCTGGAGAAATTCTGCGGGGACGTGTCCAAAGTGCTGGCGGCCCGCCTGCTGGCCCTGGTAATACCACGGACCCCCGTGGGCAACTACAAGACAGAGGTCAAAGTGACGGCCAAGCGGGACGGCAAGCACCACAAAAAGGGCGATGTCTACACCAAACGCATCAACCGCACCGGCAAAATGGGCGGCACCCTGCGCCGGGGCTGGACGGCCCGGACGGAGCAGGAGGCCGCCAGTGGACAAGGCCACCCAACGGCAGATCAGGCGAAAGCATACGCTGAGGCCCTGCCCATTTCCAAGCAGGGCACCACCTACGTTGTGGAGGTCATCAACCCGGTCCATTATGCCAGCTATGTGGAGTTCGGCCACCGCACACCGAGCGGCAAGGGCTGGGTGGCCGGGCAGTATTTCCTCACGCTGTCTGAGCAATAGCTGAGAGTACGGGCCCCGGCCATCATTGAGGACAAGCTGAAAAAGCTGTTGAGGGGGGCTTTCAATGTCTGAAATCAGTTTTAACAGTATTTTTGACGGTGTGACCCTTGCGCTCCACGCTGCTTTCCCGGCTCCGGCCAGGATTTACGGCGATGAGGTCAAGCAGGACCTCAAGCCAGGTGACTTCAATGTGGTCATGCCCGGCGCTGGGCACAACTTGGAGCTGACCCGGCGCTATAAGCGCACCCCCACCCTGGACGTGATCTACTACCCCAAACACTGCAAGGCTGAGTGCTATGACGTGGCGGACCGGCTCACCGCCGTCCTGGAGAGCATCACAACCCCAGAGGGGGATGTGGTACACGCCACAAGCTGCGAGTGGACAGTTACCGGCGGGGTGCTCCATGTGCTGGTGGGATATGACCACTTTGTCTATAAGCCCAGTGAGGAAATTATGATGGAAACCCTAAAAATTGACCAGAGAGGATGACAAAAATGCCTAATGCGAAAAACACGGCGGCCTCTGAGGCTGCTGTAAAGAAAGCGGAGCCCACCTATACCAAGGACCAGGTGGCCGTCTCCAAGCGCTACGCCAACCGGCGGGACTTGGTGAACGTGCTGCTGGAGGATGGCAAGGGCCTGAAGGCCGTCCTCCACCTCAATGAGGTCGTAGGAGTCCTCCAGCATGGAGCGGAGGATGGAGCGGTTCATTTCTGAATCGTCGGCCACCAGAATCGTATAGCGTTGTTCCCTTTTCGGGGCCATTTTGTTCACTTCCCTTTTTTGTTATCGTCCCGGGCGCGCCCGCGCTCGGCCATCAGCTTGGTCAATGTGGCACACAGCTGTTCAATGTTGATGGGTTTGGCCAGGTGGGCGTCCATCCCGGCCTGGGTGGTGCGGGTAATATCCTCCGCAAAGGCATTTGCCGTAAGAGCGATGATGGGCACGATACGGGCGTCCGGCCGGTCAAGCGCCCGGATAGCCCGGGTGGCCTCGCAGCCGTCCATGTTGGGCATCTGCATATCCATCAGAATAATGTCAAATTCCCCTGTCTCGGAATCTGCAAACCGCTGTACAGCTTCCTGCCCATTTTCGGCATGAAAAGATTGAAAT